GCAGACTGCTGCCATTTCTTTATATGATTGATGATGTAGACAAGTGGAACGATCTTAATGAGCTTCAAAAGGCTATGCCGAATCTTGGTGTATCTGTAAGCATAGACTATATGCTAGAAGAAATAGCCATTGCGGAAGGCTCATTGAGTAAGAAAGCGGAGTTCCTAACAAAGTACTGCAACATTAAACAGAATAGCTCAATGGCTTGGATAAGCACAAAGTATCTTCCAAAGATATGCCACGATTATTCTATCACACCTGAAAGTATAGCTCATACTTATGTGACAGGCGGCATAGACTTATCACAGCGCATAGACTTAACAAGTGCTTGTGTTCTATGTGAACAAAATGGCATAATAAAGGTATTGTCACATTTTTGGTTACCGGAAGAGAGACTAGAAGAGGCTACAGCTAGAGATGAGATTCCGTATTGGAAATATGTCAAACGTGGCGAATTAACGCTATGTGAGGGCAATTATGTCAATCCTAGAGATGTTTTTGAGTGGTTTCTCAAACTAAAGAATGAGTATGAGATATTACCATTACAGACAGGATATGACCGATATACCGCACAAGAGCTAGTGCAAGATATGCAACGTGCAGGCTATCATATGGATGATGTATATCAAGGCTACAATCTCACAGGAACGATAATGACACTAGAGGGATTAATCAAAGATGGAGCTATCGATTTTGGTGACAATGAGCTTTTGAAGATACATTTGCTGGATGTTGCCATTAAAGTTGATAATGAGAGCAGAAGACAGAAAATCATTAAGATGAACGCTAAAAGCCACATTGATGGAATAGCCGCCGTTTTAGATGCACTTGTTGTCAGAGACAAGTGGCATAATGAAATAGGCGATAGATTAAAGAATGTAAGTTAAAGGAGGCAAAGGCTATGGGTTTATTTGAGGCTATTTTTGGCAATAAGCAGAAACAAGCCGCACAGGATAAAAGAACCTATTGGCAGACATTAAACGGTTATACACCTTACTTTTCCTCTTGGAATGGTAACGCTTATGAGAACTTACTCATAAGAGCGAGCATTGATGCAAGGGCAAGACACATAAGCAAGTTAAAGGTCGAATGTGTCGGTACTGCAAAAGATAAAGTAAGAAATGCTGTCAAGAACAGACCTAACAGTTTTCAAACGTGGTCACAGTTCTTATATAGGCTGTCAACTATCCTTGATATGCAGAATAGTGCCATAATAGTTCCTATTCTTGATGAATACGGTAGAACTAATGGCTTTTTCCCTATACTGCCCGATAGGACTGAAATTGTTACAAGTGAGAACAATGTACCATATTTTCGCTATGAGTTCTCTAATGGTGAAAAGGCGGCTATTGAAAAGAGCTTATGCGGCATTATGACTAAATTTCAGTATAAGGATGATGTTTTTGGTACTCCGAGTGAAAAGACCTTAAAAGAAACTTTAGACCTTATGACCTTGCAAGGACAGAGCATTAAAGAAGCTACGGAGCAAAGCGGTTCTTTTAGATTTATGGCAAAGCTCAATAACTTCTCTAAAAATACCGATTTACGTAAAGAAGCAAAGAGATTTACTGTAGAGAACATGAAATCGGATAATGGTGTGCTTTTGTTCCCTAGTGACTATGAAGATGTTAAGGAAATTAAGTCTACACCTTATGTTATGGATACAGAGCAAGGCAAGCAGATTAAAGAAAATGTATTCAACTACTATGGTGTAAATGAAAACGTTTTACAGAATAAATGCACAGGCGAAGAATACAGCAGTTTTTACGAAGGTGCAGTTGAGCCTTTTGCGGTGCAGTTATCTGAAGTCTTAACAGGGATGACATTTACATCTATTGAGCAGACTAACGGTAACGGTTTTGTTGTATCATCTAATAGATTACAGTACTTAAGTAATGCAGATAAGAACGCTATCTCACAGGCTATGGGAGATAGAGGTATAATGGATAGAAATGAAATAAGAGACATTTGGCAGTTGCCGCCGATTCCTGAAGAAGAGGGTGGTTCAGACTTTACCATCAGAGGCGAGTATTATATGCTTAAGAAAGATGGTAGTGTTAAGTCAGTTCAAGCCGCAAGTGAGCCAGTTAATGCAACTACAGGACTTACACAGACACTCACTAATTACAATGGTTCAAAAATAAATGCATTACTTGACATTATCCGTAGCTACAAGAGTGGTGAGTTCTCTAGGGAACAGGCTATCAATATTATCGTTGCAACCTACGGATATGCTATTGATTTTGTAGAAGGACTTCTCGATAAGGATGCAGGAATCATAGAGGATACAGCATCTGCATATCAAGATGATATATTACCTACTGATGTGACACCGACGGAAAAGGAAGGAGGAACAGGGGATGCCAAAAACAATAACGGAAAAACTGAATAGCGGTAGAGAATATAGGAACTTTACTTTTGATTTAGAACCTATAGACCTTGAAAGTAAGAAAGATGATGATTTTATCGTAAGAGGTTATGCAACAACCTTTAACGATCCATATCTGCTTTACTCTTCAGATGATTATGAATTATTTGAACAGATAGATACAAATGCCTTTAATGATTGCGATATGAGCGATACAATCTTTCAGTACAATCACGAAGGCAGAGTTTATGCAAGAATCAGTAATAACACACTAGGAATTATCCCTGATTTAAAGGGTTTAGGTATTAAATGTGATTTAAGCGGTACAGCAGGTGGTAGAGAGCTTTATGAAGAAATCAAAGGCGGCTATATTACTAAAATGAGTATTGGTATGGTTGTCGGTGAAGATGTTTATAGGACATTACCGTCAAGTGAAGGTTATAAGGAAATAAGGACTATCACAAGAATCAAAAAGCTCTATGATGTATCAGCAGTCTCTATTCCTGCTAATGATGCTACAAGCATAAGTGCTAGAAGCCTTGGAGAAAAGACTTTAGCAGAGTTTAAGAAGAGAATGGCTGAAAAGAGACAGCTAGAGATTGAAAAGCTAAAACTTAAGTTAAGGATTAATATGTGAAGTAAATGTTGAGGCTTTACGGATTGATAAAGCTGAAAAAGCGGAGTGCTGCATTTGACAATACAACAATAAAAACAAAAGGAGAAAGAAACATGTATAAGACAATTGACGAGATTGAGACTAGAAAGGCAGAAATCAGAAATCTTCTTGACAGTAATGCAGAAGATATTGACATTCAGGCTCTTAACAAAGAGGTTGATGATTTAGAGAAGAGAGCAAAGGAAATTAGAGACAATGAGGCTCTTAAGACAGAATTAAGAAATAAGGTTGCCGCTTCAAAGGCAGCAGGCACACCACTTGTAAAGGCAGAGGAAAAGATGGATAAGAGAACATACACAGCTGATTCACCTGAATATAGAACAGCTTGGCTTAAGGAACTTTCAAAGACAAAGGAAGGTTACAGATTCGGTACTCTTACAAAAGAGGAAAGAGAAGCGTTTACATTCCTTACATCTAACACACCTAATCTTGTACCAACAGTTATTCAGAATAGAATCGTTGAGCTTGTTAAGTCAATGGCTCCTATTTATGATGATGCAACAAAGACATCATTTGCTGAAGGTTTTTCAATTCCTAGACATATAGCTATTGTACAGGGTGATGCAGCAGTAACAAATGAGGGCGCTGCAAATGATGATGAGAAGGATACATTTGATTTACTTACACTTACAGGTGTAGAAATCAAGAAGCACGTTGAAATTTCAAGAAAGATGAAGTTCCAGTCTATTGATGCGTTTGAATCTTGGGTAACAGAGCATATCGCAAAGCGTATCGCAGTAGCAAAGGAAAAGCGTATCATTGCGCAGCTTGATACAGTTGCTTATGGTATTGCATCAGCAAATGTGCTTACAAGTCAGACTTATGCAGAGAGCACATTTAGAGCTATCTTTGCAAAGATTGCAGAAACAGGTGCAAAGGTAATCTATGCTAACAACAATACTATTTGGAATGGAATCTACGGTATCCAGGATGATAACAAGAGACCTATTTTTACACCTGATTCAACAGGAGACCCAACAGTACAGGGTAGAGTTTACGGTGCAGTAGTAAAACAGGATGAAAATCTTGCAAATAATGTAGTTTATATCGGTGTACCTGCTTCAATCCTTGCAAACAACTTTGATGACCTTGCTATGATGTCAGATGTTGATGCGACAACTTGGGTAACAACAGTATCGGGATATACACTCTTTGATGCAGGACTTGAAAACCCACTTGCTTTCGTTAAGGCGACTTTTACAGTCTAAATAGCCAAAGCACGGATTCTGAAAATTCAAACTCTGATGATAACAGTGACAGTAATGCGAATAACACTGCTGCCACTGTATATACAGAGGAACAGTTGAACGCGATGACTAAAGCAGAAATTGAGGCTTTAGCAACAGAATTAGGCTATTCAGTAAGTGCTACAGATACAAAGGCAGAAATGATAGCTAGCTTTTTAGCACAACAGGAAGGGTAACATATGGCACTAATAGATAGAACAATGGTTATGTTAAGGACAGTTACAGAGGATGCAGGCATAGTACAGCAAATCAGTGAACTGATAGAAGCGGCAAAAGCCGATTTGACTACAACAGCGGATGTTGTTCTACCTGATGATGAAGATGATTATCCTGCAAATGTAAGCATAGCCATTCAGACTTATGTAGCGGCACATTTTGATGGTGACCTTGATAGACGCAAGAAATTTCAAGATGCGTATGATGATATGAAAACACAGTTAAGAGTTAGTTCAGAAACCACAGATTATACAGGATATGAGGAAGAATGAAAATCGTAATAGTTTATTTAATAAGCGTGACAAACACTACAGATACTATTGGTCAGACGATAGAATCAGAGGTAAAGTCAAAGCATTATGGATACTCAAACAGCGTAACATCTGATGAATGGTTTGCGGCTAACAAGCAAAGTATCAATTCAAAGTACAGGGTATCAATACACGATTTTGAGTACAATGGTGAAACTGTTGCAGAAATTGACGGTGTCAGATACGGAATCTATCGTACATTCTTGAATAACAAAAATGGTATGATTGAGCTTTATCTTGAAGAGAAAGTGGGTGTTACGGACAATGGCGAGGAGGAAGAGAATCAAGGGTGTTAATCTTGCAGGTGCTATATCAGCAGTAATTGATGCAATCGGTTCAGATGCAGACAAAGCCTTAAGGGATAGTATGGATGAGGCTGGTAAGTACTGTAAAGAAGTCCTAAAAGACATAAGTCCTAGGCAACCTACACTTCCTAGAGATTATGCAGGCAAACATTATGCTGATGATTGGAAATCTGAAAGAATCAATGGTAAAGTAGTTGTTCACAATGAAAAGCAGTATATGCTTACGCACTTGCTTGAAGATGGTCACAACCTTGTTAATTCTAAAGGCGAAGTCTATGGATGGGTTGAGCCTAGAAAGCACATTAAGATAGCAAGGGATAAAGCAGAAGAAGAATTAAATAAGTTATGTGTTGAAAGACTGCAAAAAGAGTTTGGATCTGATGCGGTACTTCAAGGAACTACCAAAGTAGATTTTACGAAAGGAAATCACGAATGACGTATGCAGAAATTAAGACAATGCTAGAGGGAACAGGCATTAAGACTTTTTATCATCATGCGCCTGATGGCACAAAAGTTCCTTTTATGACCTACAAGGTGAGCGAAAGCAATTTTGCAAGTGACAATGAGAACTATCAGAACATCAAATCACTTACAATATACTTTTATTCAAGATATAAAGACTTAACATCTGAAGGACTTATTGAAACAGCTCTTAACAACAATAACCTTATTTGGCGCAAAGATAGCGATTATAATAGTGCAGAAAAAATAAATTTTTCTGTATATACAACGGAGGTAATTTAAATGGCAGATAACAGATATTATCACGGACTTTCAAATGTTCACTATTCCGTGGTTACAGAAACTACAGATTCAACAACA